TTTTCCAAAAACCAATCAATCGGTCTACAGTCTCTTCCCAAGTTTCACGACGACCTTCGGCCTCTAGATAACGTGAGTAGCGTGACAAGTGGATGAATGATTCGTAAGCGTTCATTTTATTTATTTCCTTTATTAAGATTCATAACCTTTAAATGAGTGAGAAGATTCTTTAGTTTCTTCTTCATCGTCACAATCACAATTGCATGTGTACTCGTCACAGTCTTCACATTCACAATCACAACCGTTTGAACAACTGTCTACAACGGGAAGATCTTGATACATTTCCTCTGCGTGATCAATATTGTGATCAACATCCCAATAGTCTTGCATAAATAGCAGTTCTTCTTCAGACCAGGTCTCAGTTGCAGCCAGATATACGTTAAGGTGATCCTTGCTCTTAATAACAACCTTAATAAAGTTTTCATAGTGTTTCAAAGCGCTAGCAAGCTCAGGTTTAATTTCCATTAGTGTAGTGTCCTTTTAAAATGTGGGTTTAGTGTTTCAAGTGCATAGTGATATACTTTATCATTCTCTTCTGTATCTTCGTAATATTCTTCTAATGCACCCTCAACAAAGCATCGAAGGGAGGGCGGGATCTTATTAAGATCTGCCTTACCATCTATAGCCATGTTGAGGATAATACTCAGTAGTACTGCTTCTTCTTCCGTCATCTAAACCCTCATAAATTGGCTAGTGTTTTGTCTTTCGGCTTGCTCTTCAAAGTCTGGACCTTTGGCTAGCCTGCCAGTAGGGAAGTCATAAAGCAAAGCTCCGGAGGGGCCAGTGAGACCTGTATAACGGCACTTAAGAACTTTTGTTTTGATTGTGTTTCTTTCGACATCATCATCACTCCCCACGTTACGGGCAAAGGCAATAATGTCCATACTGATTTGTTTGATAGAGCCAGACCCCCGGATATCATCCATAGAGGGTAGCTTACCTTCTTCAAAGCTTTTTCCTTTGTTATCAGTCTTTCGTAAATGACTAATAAGACCAATCCATACGTTATGTTTCTTAACAAGACGTAACAGATCATTCATTATCTTATCTATAGCCTCATTGCCTGTAAGGCCCTCTGCACCTTCAGACGCAAGAATAGTAATGTGATCGACAAAGAGGTATTTAGCCCCACTAAGGCACATATACTCCAAAAAGTCCATAATAGAACCGTCTGAAATAGACCCTTGGTGATCAAGAACAAGTACTCTATCGTCTCCAAAGATTTTGTCATAACCTTCTTTAAGTTCTTCAAGTGGTATCTCCTCTGCTGCGGGGTTTCTATTTAGGGCCATACCACTCATTTTACGAGCAGTCTCAGCTGGCGATTCCTCAAGGGATACGATACCGATTTTGTCTTCCGTTGCGTCTAGCAAGTGAACAGCAATCTCACGCAACAGGGTAGATTTGCCAGAACCTGTACCTGAAGTCCAGAGGGTAATTTCACCGAAGCGCATACCCTTTAGCTTATCATTTAGTCCTGTCATAGACTCAGGGTAAGGGATAGACTCAAGCTCATTATAGGTCTCTAGTTGTGTCCAGAGGTCTTCTTTAGTAAGAATACCCGCTGGGGTATAGTCCGTTGAGTCGTATATAGTTTTAAGAACCTTATCTGGGTCTTTAATCCATAGATCTGACGCATCTTTCTCAGAAGACTTGGCTATCTTTACTTTATCATAGCCGATAATACGAGCAGCCTCTTTAGTAGCTGCTCTCCCAGCGTCATCATTATCCAACCAAAGGATTACTTCGTCAAAGTTTCTGATCCACTCACGCTCTTCAACTAGATCTTTAATAGAAGAGGCTGAACGCAAAGATACAACAGGATAGAAGGTCTTATATCGTTTAAACCATGCAGATTGTACTGCCATAGCATCGAGTTCACCTTCTGTAATAACGAGTCGTTTTCCACCGTTGAATAGTTGTTGTCCAAACAAGCCCCCTCTAATTTTACCCGCAGAGGTAAATTCTTTAGGTAGCTTTCTTATCTTGTAACCAGCAAGGTTGTCCTCGTTATAATAGGGATAATAATGGCTGTCTATATTACCATCCATATCATAAGAAACTTTAACTCCGTAATGCTGAGAGACTTGTTTAAAGATGTTTCTTTCCTTGAACCCCCGGCTTGGGAATTCTTCTTTGATTTCTCTGAGACTTGGCCCATAAGAAACGGGTTCAAAGTCTGTGTTATTATTTGTCACAGTGATACCCTTTCTAGGTGCTGGTGTGCTCTTGCGGCAGCTAAAACAGAATTTAGAACCGTCTTCATATATTTGGCTTGGATCTGACCCTCCGCAATAATCGCAAGGTTGATCCTTAACTACTATCCGTCCCATAGTTATTGTTGTTCTGTATGAATTGCATAAGCCATAACTAGTTCGGATGTCTCCCTAAATAGGAAGTAAAGGAATATGGCTGCAACGAAATTGAAGCTTATAATATTAACTGCCCCTAGCAGCCCAAAGACTGCAGAGAACAGGCTCAATATAAACAACATCGTAGAAAGGTTTCTCATTGATATCTCCTCTTTACTAATCTAATATACTTGCGAGTCTTGTCTGTTATTGCTTCTTTAGGGACAAACCTAATCGCCGCAATTTGTCGATTATAGAATCTAGGTGTTGTACCATCTTCTAAATATTCAGTCATAGACTCCGACACCATTTGGCAGTACGCCTCGGCATAGTAAAGCCCACCCTTAGTATTATATACGTCTACAATCTCAAAGGAAAATTTATCATGGCCATAAAGGGCTATGTCTTTCTTTAGATGCTCGGAGGAACCTGTGTAGGTTCTCCAAGACATCTCTTTCCCATAGGTTTTTGACTTTCTTTTCCCACCATGAAAGAATTGCTTCTTACCCCAGTAAAATTGATTAGTAGACTTGTTATGTATACAATACAAGAACCCAAACGAATTGGAGGGGTTAAACTTAAAGCTACAACTCCAATGACCTATTTCATCCTTTGATAGCATTTTCGTATACTTCTTTTCGGACTTTAAAGTGGTCATTAATAGACCTCCAAATGTGAATTAGCCGACCGTTGGCAATAAGATATTCGTAGCCCTTATCCCCATAAACATCGTTGTATGCTCTACAAACTGCAGAGCGCATTTCAGTATGTGTTTTGGCACTAGCTAATATCTTTTTAGCCTTTACTGGGCCTACTTTCCACAGGCCGGGGATGTTATCAACACTATCTCCTGTTAGTATTTGCTGCCAATAGAATCGTTCAGCATATTCTTCATCTATCTGATAAATAGACTTAGTACGGGGGTTGTAGTGACTACCGGGAATACAATCCAAGTCCTTATCGACAGATACAACAACACGGTTGATACCTGCCTTATCACACTCTAATGCCCATACCCGGACCAAATCATCAGCCTCACAATTGTCAGACACTACAGCACCGTCTAGTGTGCTTGTCCAAGACTTCAAGTCGCCAAACCATTCAGGTCTAGCATCTTTGGCTTTCTTCCGATTCCCTTTATAGTCAGGGAAAAGGTCTACTCGAAAGTTATCAGGGCCACCAAGGGCCATGACATAGTCTTTTGTGAACAAGCTATTTAAAACGTCATTGAAGTGCTCCATGAACTTCTTCTTTGCTTCGTCTAGTGATTCAGACTTCCATATAGACATATATACAAGAACATCACCATCAATAATAGCAATAGTCATACTACTAATTCCTTTAAATTACCCCTAAGAGGGGCGGTTAAGTCATAAGGGGACCCTATTTTTTCTCCTTAAATTTATGGAAATTTACTTCTTTCCGTTTAAAGCTCTCTGTTCTAGTTTATTATAGTTTATTTTCATAATCTCAGACAGGCTACTGCCCTCATTACTTGCCATAATAGTAATATACCAAAGAACATCACCTAGCTCGTCCAAGATTTGAGATCGTGTTCCCATTTGGGTTGCATCTTCTACTTCTTCGGCCTCTTCTAGCAAGCCCTTTGCTAGGTCTTTATGGTGCCTGTGACCGGGTTTAAAGAACTGTAAAGCAATAGTTTCATATAGGTTAGCTTGCATAGTATGCTCCTTCAGCTTTTGATAGAGACGCAATTATGTCTCTGAATTGTTGATGGGAAAGGTTAATTAGATCATAACACTTTGTATCTTCGTTAAATTGTCGTAGAACAACATCAGTCTCGTCTAAAATGACCTCAACATCTGAATACAACCCTGTTTGATCTAAGGTAGTTACAACTGTGTAGGCATCCTCATGTTCAATTGTAAACATTAACCTTCCTCTTTACAGTTACAATTTTCAAGAGCTTCTGTATAGCCCATTTTATAGCCATCGTGGTTGCCACTTTCTAGACCTTCGTCATAACCCTTATCATAACCCTCATCTTCTCCTTGTCCGAACCCTTCTTCATAACCTGATTCAAAACCATGATCAAGGCCTTCTTCAAAACCATGATCACGGCCCTCATCATAGCCTTCCTTAAAAATCTCATCAGATTGACCATTATACTCTTGGATAATGTTTTCCTCTAAGATAGTCAGCATATCACGAACTTGATCATTAATTTCGTGATTGTGTAGTTTAACTGCTTCAAAGAAACGGTCAAACTCAATGCGTATATTTTCTTCTACACTGATATACATATTAATAATCCTTCCAGATTCTGTGGTAAATATTTTCTAGTCCCGCCTTATCGGGGTGTTTTCGAACCCACATGCCAGTAGCAGGTTCGAAATGTTTCTTAAAGAAGTTATCCAGCTTACGATTACCAGTAGTAATGTTAGTATCTACCAAGTAAGATAAGCGATCAAACTCTGCGTCAGACATAATGCTTTTATTCTTGTACTCATAAGAATAGGCAGCTACACTAAGCCTAATCCTAAGTATAATCTGTTCACTCTTCTTCGAGACAGAATCCACACCAAGTTCCTTTACTTGCATTGCCACAACTGACACATTTGCGCCAACCATTCTCTTTATCACGGTCTTTTGAAGCCTGTCGCTCTTCTTTTGTCATAGAACGAATAACAGGCACTATTGGTTTAATGGACGTCATAACCTACTCCAACTCTTCAGCATAAGTGTCCCCGCAACAGTCCCCGTCCTCAGACCAATCCCATTCAGAATGACCTTCCTCGTGGAGTTGTTTAGCCTCTTCTTCAGAGTTAGCCTCAACAATGTAGCAGCTTTGTACTTGGATTGTTTCGTATACAGCGTATGTTTTCTTAGTGGACGTCATAGTAGTTTTCTCCTATTTTACAATCACCACAAGTCATAATATCAATGCCCAAAGCCTTTGGAGCCTCCTCAAAGCATCTCATAATTATTTCCCGTGTCTGTTCTGCTTGATCTTCACGAACTTCAACAGTGTGTTCATCGTGGTAGAACAACACATGTTTAAAGTCAATATTAGCTTTATTAAGCTTTTCGTCAATCATAACAACAGTTGCCTTCATAACAACTGCCTCTGCACCTTGGATGAGGTAGTTTAAAGACTTGTGCCGCTCAGACTTATCTAGCATAATCCTACGATCATCTAAACCGGGGATAAACCCCTGAGACTCAATTAAGTTACTTACATTGTTTATGAGCCTAGCTAGAGCGGGGAGTTCTTTCTTATATTTGGCCATTGCCTTTTTAGCTTGAGGTACAGTCTTTCCGATATAACCGCTAAGTTTTTGGGCACCAGCGCCGTAAAGATAAGCAAAGATAAATCGTTTAGCTTGAGGCCGGGTACATTCTAGAATATCGGCATTCATTTGATGAACATCCCCGTTAAGTACGGTATCGGTAAACTTATCGTCTCCCATATAGTGAGCTAACAATCTTAACTGACAGGCTGCAGAGTCGGCTGAAACCAAGGTATAGCCCGGTTCTGACACAAATAAGCTTCGGAACTCCTTACCAAGCGTAGCGTAAGCTCCCGGCAAGTTCGCAATAATCTTATGGGTCTGACGAAATGTTGGGGTGCCGATATTGAATACATCGCCGTGTAAACGAAAGTTATCATCGACGTATTGAAACCAACCCTCTAGGATAGACTTCCTTGATCGCAAGGTATAATACTCCATAAGAGCCTGACCTACATCTCCGAGTCCTTCCAAGGAACTATCTGAGAGTTTTGCTGAGACTTTGATAAACTCTCCGTTAACCCGCTTCCAGTTCCATTCGTCCGGCTCCCACCCGATTGTTCCAAGATAACGTTTAACCGTATCAGTGTTACCAATATCGCCAGTATCAAAAGTAACACGACAGTATTCACCCCAAATGGGACAAGTATCAACAGTGGTGCCCAGATCAAGCCCAAACCAACGGCTAATGTGGCTTGTGATTTTTCCCGACTTCGTATAAATTGGTTTTTTCGTGATTGCATAACGCTTCCCCGTTATTGGTTCATGTTCTTTTATAGTATCTGGGTCAACTACGTTTGCCTTTCCTGGAAGTAACGGATTAATAAAAGATTCAATTTCTTGCATCCTTTGATCAATTGTCGCACTAAGAGCTTTAGCCCCTTCCAAGTTAAACTTCCAACCGTTTTGGCATTGTTCAGCCATGATTGCATCCATTGACATTTCTGAACGCAAAGCTTTGAGAATAGCCTTAGATTTTGAGGCGTTAATATAATTTTTAGTTTCTTGTATAAGGTACTTGTATACTTTAACAAGTAGCCGAACGTCTTGTTGCATATATACAAACATGTCCTCGTTAAAAGTTTCGAATCCACCATTATAATCCCCTTTATGATCATTAAAGAACTCACCCCACTTTTTTAGGGAGTGTCCAAATCCAAAGCGCCTGTAGTCAAGCACTTGGGACATTACTTTAGTACATTGTACGGTTGCTTTAGGCTTCCAACCCGTTAGTTTAGTTAGCGCAGGTACGTCATACCCAAAGGCATTATGGGCGATGATCACCTCTGCGCTGTCTAACAGGTCAAGAAACTCTTGAAGTTGACTGGGGCGAAACCAGTATTCCGCCCCGGTATCAATATCGATAGCACCCGCACAATGAAACTTACTTAGCTTAGGCAGCAGGTTATCAGCTTCAATGTCAAATACTAGTTTCATATTTACTCCATTTCTTCGTCTTGTACACGGTATTCCGCATCACGTACTAAGTCCAACGCCATGTGGGCCTGATGAACTGCACGATGAATGTTCAAGTTTAAGTCCCGCTCTCGGAG